TGGATGATCCAGACGCTCTGTTCAAAGTAGCGGTAACAGCTGCTGGTACATCAACAATGTCTGGCGTTACACGTGCAGCAGTTGGTCTAAATACAGCTTTAATTTTGACTACTGGTAGCACAACCACAGGTGACTCTTTAGCATCTGTTTCTGCAACTACAGCTAGCACATCAACACTGCCAATCCGTATTGTTGACGTAATTCCAGAAACAGTTAACGCATCGGGTTCTTATACTGAAGTTATTGTTAAATTTAACTTTGGTACCCACACTTACTACAGCGCTACTGGTGTAGCTACTGCAGCCTAATAGGAGCTAAATAATGGCTATTTCACGCGCACAACTATTAAAAGAGCTCCTACCAGGACTGAACGCATTGTTTGGACTTGAGTATGCTCGCTATGGTGAACAACACAAAGAGATCTACGAAACTGAGACCTCTGAGCGTTCGTTCGAAGAAGAAACCAAGCTGTCTGGCTTCTCTGCAGCACCAGTCAAAAACGAAGGCTCTGCTATTCGTTACGACAATGCTCAAGAGGCATTTACAGCTCGTTACAACCACGAAACTATCGCCCTTGGCTTTAGCTTGACTGAAGAAGCAATCGAAGACAACCTCTACGATTCTTTATCTGCTCGCTATACAAAGGCTTTGGCTCGTGCTATGGCTTATACCAAACAGGTTAAAGCTGCTGCTGTTTTAAACAACGGATTTACTAGCTCTGCCGCTTATTACGGTGGTGATGGCGTTCCATTGTTCAGCACTGCACACCCATTGGTATCTGGCGGTACAAACAGCAACACTCAGTCCACAATGGCTGATTTGAACGAAACTTCTTTGGAAGCTGCTGTTATTCAAATTGCTCAGTGGACAGACGAGCGTGGCTTATTGATCGCTGCTAAACCTAAGAAATTGATTGTTCCACCACAGTTACAGTTCGTTGCAACTCGTTTGCTCGAAACTCAGTTGCGTGTTGGTACAACCGATAACGACATCAACGCCATCGTAAACAATGGTTCTATCTCTGAAGGTTACACAGTTAACAACTTCTTGACAGATCCAAATGGTTACTTCTTGACAACTGATGTTCCAAACGGTATGAAGCACTTTGTTCGTACACCTTTGAGCAACAGCATGGACGGCGATTTCGACACAGGTAACGTTCGTTACAAGTCTCGTGAGCGTTATTCATTCGGTTGGTCTGATCCCCTCGGTATGTGGGGCTCACAAGGCGCCTAATCGGTATCTTGGCTTTACTAAGACCCCGCCCAAAAAGCGGGGTTTTTTCTTTTATTTACTTGCATTTATTTAAAAACGTAGTAATATGGTACAAACTGGGAAACCAGCTTATTAAACTGTCCCAGCAGACGCATACACGATTAATAAGCTTACTTTGTATGGAGAATTACTATGGGTTTTGCTACTCACCTAGGCCCTTGGCTATTAGGCACAAATCGTTACACTTCTGGCACAACCGCTGCTTTGACAGAAAATCTAGGAACTACAGTTGTTTCTCAATCTGCTCCAGTTGTTTTTGGCACATTGACTGGTAACTTGTTTGCTGTCCCAGCTGGCTCACAGATTGTTGATGTTAAAGTGGTTACTACAACCGTATTTAGCGCTGCAACTACTTGCGTATTAGATCTTGGCGGTACGGCATTTACAACTACTGGCACAGTTACTTCTGTTGGCTCTGTAGCTTTAGGCGCTAACGCAACTACTCCTGGTGGTTGGCTAAACGTAGGCACTTCTGATATATTTATTTCCTACACATTAGCTGGTACAGCATTGTCTACTGGTGCGGCAACTATTATTGTTACCTATGCAGTTCGTGGTTCTGATGGCGCTCAAGGTCCTACAGGCTCACAAAATTAATCTTGCGGGGGACTAGTTCCCCCATTACATCTTTAGGAGATTAATTATGACAATGCAATATGACGTAAAGCAAGCGCACTTAAATTCTAGTGGCTATTTAGTTAAGTATTCTGTTCGTGTTAAAGGTATATCATTTACAGGTGGTGCTTCTGCTGGATATGTAGTTTTATTTGATACTTCTTCAACACCTGTATCTTCCAGCGTAACTTATGCACAATCTGGTACAACTGTAACGGTAACTAAAACAGCGCACGGGCTAGTTACAGGGGATATTATAGGTATTCACTTTGCCTCAAATTCTGGAGTTTCAGCTACAGATGGCACTTATTCTATTACTAGAGTGGATGCAAATTCGTTTACTTTAACTGATATTAACTCACGCACCATTACAAGTACCGCTGCGGTTTATGCAACAGGTAAATGGTTGTTGACTTATGAAACTGTAGCTACTGATTTATTTAATAATTCACCTACCATTCCAGGCGAAGGCATAAAAGTTGACACAGGTGTTTATGCTGAAATGTCTAATTTAGATGCAGTAAATATTTACTACGGATAAAAAATGTCAGAAACGACTCAAGCGCAGGGTTCATATGACTTAGCAGGGCGGAAGATTATGTTAGGTCTTCCAACCTACGACTTTAAGTTGTCTGCAAAGCTAGCTATTTCGCTGGCTTCTTTTTGCGTTCGTGCAACGCAGCATGGGGTAGATATTCAAATTTGCAATATTTCTGGGTGTTCCGTAGTGTCTCGTGTACGCAATCTGATTGCTAAAGACTTTTTAGACTCAGACTGCACAGACCTGATGTTTATTGACTCAGACATCAACTTTGAAGCTGAGGACATTTTCCGTCTAATGGCATGGAATAGCGACCCTAAGAAGGGTATTGTTGCTGGTATTCCAGTAGCCCGTAAAAAAGGCAAAGTCTACATCTCTACATTAGATACTGACGAAGAAGACAATATCTTTATGAACTACATGGGTTTGGTTAAAGCTAAGCGTGTAGCCACTGCCTTTATGATGATTCGTAGAGAAGTGTTTGAGAAGTTAAAAGATGCACATCCAGAGTGGGTTTACCACGATGAAAAGAAGGTTGGAGATGAAGTAATTGCTTTCTTTGACTTTGCGCTCAAAGATGGCGAGTACATCGGAGAAGACTTCTTATTCTGTGATCGTGCTAGAGAACTGGGTTACGAAGTGTGGATTGACCCAACAATTAAATTAGGTCATATGGGCATGGAAGAGTTTGCTGGAGCTTTTGGCGAAGACTATCTGTATCCATTAATGAAGTCTATTGAATCCAAAAAGGACGCTGCATAATGGCTACCAAGAAAAAAACTCCTTCTTTAGCAATAGGTCGTGGTGAAAAGCTGCCTGTATCTAAAGGTGCTGGACTCACAGCCAAAGGCAGAGCCAAGTATAATGCAGCTACAGGCTCTAATCTAAAGGCTCCACAGCCTGAAGGTGGACCTCGTAAAAAATCTTTTTGTGCTCGTATGTCTGGTATGCCAGGCCCTATGAAAGATGAAAACGGCAAGCCTACTAGGAAAGCTGCCTCTTTAGCGAGGTGGAAATGTTAAACATGATGGAGCTTTGGACGGGCGGTTTAACTATATTTGTCGCTCTAATTGGCTATATGATGCACGAAAAGTTTAACGATTTAAAACGCGTTGATATTTTGTTAAATAAAACACGAGAAGAGGTTGCCCGTGATAACGTTACTAAAGCAGAAGTTGAACGAATTGTTGAACACATTGATGCAAGGTTTAACAAACTTGAAGGCAAAATTGACGAACTTATTAGGAAATAAATAATGCCAAGCGTATCTAAAAAACAACATGGATTTATGGCTGCTATAGCTAATAACCCAAAATTTGCCAAAAAAGTTGGCGTATCTAAATCTGTAGGAGAAGAATTTATGAAGGCAGATAAAGGTCGTAAATTTAGAGAAGGCGGCTTAAAAGAAACCGATGCTGAGAGCAATCCAGGCTTAGCTAAACTACCAACTGAAGTGAGGAATAAAATGGGCTATATGAAAAAAGGCGGCATGGCTAAAAGTGACGCTAAAGAAGATATGAAGATGGACAAAACGCAAGATAAGGCTATGATTAAAAAAGCTTTTAAACAGCACGATATGCAAGAGCATAAAGGCGGTAAAGGTACAACTTTAAAACTAGCTAAAGGCGGTTCATTCCGTTCTTCTGCTGATGGTTGTGCTACTAAAGGCAAAACTAAAGGCAAAATGATTTCTATGAAATCTGGCGGAGCTTGCTAATATGAAACGTAAAATGCGCAAATTTGCAGAAGGTGGTTACGAAACTGCCGAAGGTGAAAACGAGAATATTAGTGAAGACACTCGTAGCAAGGCTAGAAAATTTATAGAAGAAGGCTCTCCTGAGCAAGATACAGGTGTAAAGCCTGTAACTGTAACTAAAACTAAGACTTCTGTTACTACATCAAAACCAAAAGAAGAGTCTTCAGACGAACATAAAGACCGTATGGAGAAACGCGTTAAAGAACAAGCTCTTGAGCGTGTTGAGCCTGAAAACTATATTCCAGGAACAGGCTTACTAAAAGGTTTGTTAAAAGGCGCTGTACGCTCTGCTGAGAAAGACGTTGCAAGAACTATTACCACTAAAGCAGGAAAAGAAATACCTGTTAAACAAAGTAAACCTGATTTTAGTGGCTCTGCTAAAGAGGGTATGGGCATAAAAAGTGTAAAGAATAAATCTGGTAAAGAAATTCCAGTAACAAGAATGAAGTCTGGTGGTTCTGTATCTTCAGCTTCACGGCGCGCTGACGGATGCTGCATAAGAGGTAAAACTCGTGCCTGATCCTGTAAATCCTGTAGACCCAGCCCAGCCTACTGGTGAGGGTAAGTCTTATCTGGAAAGAATGCAAAAGGGTATGTCTAATGACCCAAA